CTTTAATTCTTTGAATTGCAATTAATGCGTCTTGTTCTCTTTGCAGGGCCAATATTTCTCTGTCAATTCCTGACAAAAGCATTGGGCTATCCAGCACTAACTCTCTTTGTTTTCCTAGCTTAGCAATTTCTTTGCTTAATTCTACAATTCGAACCGTAGGATCATTACCAGTGCCAAACCCAATAAACTTTCCAAAAATAGTAAATGACAAATTAGATATATCTAAGGCTTTTAACCATTGACCTAATTTTAATAAACTTGGGCCTAATGATTCAGTAATCAATAAGCTAATTTCTCTACCTACGTTTTTAAATAAATCAAATGCCTGTGCCGCATCTTTAATGGCTTGCTCTTGTTCAAGCGTTGCGCCTTTACCTTCTTTTAATCCTTTGGCAAAATCTACCATGTCTACGCCTTTGGCGGCTTTACCAAATGCGTCTGCTGCCCGTGCGTTCCGGGTTAACGGGTCTTCCATGTCCGCTATTGCTTGAGTCGTTTTAAGCAACAACTGCTGCGTAGACATACTGCCAATGTCTTTAAGAGATATGCCTAAATCGCTAAATGTTTTTTGTCCTTCAAATGAGCCTTTTGCTGCTTTGTCTACAAAGTCTGCAAAACTGGCAATCATTTTTCCAGCGTTTTGGCCCTTGCCACCAGAATTTTCTAACGCATTTGTCAGCTTTATAATTGAATCTATTGCTATGTCATTTGCAGCAGCAACATCACTAAGTTCATCTGCATATGCTACAGCTTTATATGTTGCAGCAACAAATGCAGCACCTAGTAACAATGTTGCATTTTTAGCTGCACCAGCAGTTGTACTTGCAAATTGATCTAACTTTCTGCCAGCAGCCGCTATGCCGGCGACAAACTCGGCACTGTTAAGGCCAAGGAGTACCGCAAGTCGTGCAATATTAGCCATTTTTGAATCTTTCTTTGCTGAATCCGGGTGCTTGCACCATCAACGATAACAGACTGTCATTAGCCTGCGCTGCAAGCTGTTCTTTTGTTGCTGGAGGGCATAAGTAGTCATGTGCCGCGCCAAGCGTACCAGACAGCTTGTAGGGGGCTGCATTGGGCGGTCTTATGTAGTTAAAGATGCCCGTTGTCAAAACTGCAAGCTGCGACAGCAATCCATGATTGCCAATTGTTCCATCAGCATAAAGTGTTTGGATTTGCAGCATGGTGATCTGGTCAAGATTGGCAATAGATTCGGGTGTATGCCCGTTAAAGATCATCGCAGCCGCGACTTGTTCCTTTAACGAGCCGATTAGTTTCCCCGTATCTCCCGGTAAGTGGGGCTGATTACTTCAGCAATTTTTTCAACCAACTCACGTTGCACACTCAAAGGCCATTCTTGTTCAATCTCAGCGTATGTAATGTCGTCCAAATTGTTGACAGGATTTTCTGCTTGAAGCAGACGCACCATCTCTGTGATACGGGCTTCCATCATTGCTTTGTTTGTCGCTGCCTCGCGCATTGAACGACCAGACACCACTACATCATTTTCTGTAAAAACCAATTCTGAGTTTTCAGCAGATTTAAATTCATCCAATGATTTTGTCAATTCAACATAAATCTTGTCTACCGTTGTGCTGTCTGGCTTCATTATTCGTGCGTATATGGCATCACTTTCAGACACCAGTGGCACTCGCACTTTGAAGGTATGACCTCCAAGATCAAATTGCTTAATGCGTAATTGTGCGCCAGTTCCTAATGCGCTTGATAGTCTTGTCATGTTTTCACCTTGTTGTATTCGTTTATTCGTCTTGCCAGAACTTCACCAAGTTTTTTTACTGTAGCTTGCGATTGCGATTCTAACGCTGGCCTCATAAATGAATGGGCTGGATTTCTAGCCGTGCCAAACTCTTGCGCTATTGCTCTGGCATCATATGGAAAATTTATAGATTGAGCGAATTTCTTAAATTTCTTTGCATATGCTTTTTTATCTGATTCATATAATGTTTTATTTTCTTCATAAAATGCTTGTCTTTTCTTTTTAGGAAACGCTTTTGTAGTCACGATTGCGATAACCGTATCTGATTGCGTTATGTATTTTGATCTCCTGTCTTTGTTGGTTGGACGCCTTGCTGACAATGTTAAATTGTTTGCCAATTGCGTTGTGTCTTTTGGCGCTAAAGTTTTTGCAGCTTGTAAAACTGTCTTCATCGCTTCCCGCACCGCAGGAATTAGGATTTTGCTTCTAGCATTTTTGTCGCCAATTTGTTGCGATAAACTTTCAAAAGCAGCATAAACATTGCCGATTCCTTCAAGTTTTATGCTGACGCTCATGTCATCCTCGAATAATATCTTTGTACATTAAATTGTTAAGTTCTACGACAAATTTCACGATCTGCTCTGGCGTCATTGTGTTGGCATGGTTGGCAGCTATCTGATGCACCAGTTGGATGCCTGTCATCTTTTGTTGGGTAAACCCAAACCAATCTTTTCTAGACTCGGCTTGAGTTACCAAAAAATTTAACAGGTCATTCGTGTTCTGTATTTTGTCGGACATTTTTTTCCAAGAGTTTTAGGCAGACATATTCCGCTGAATCTGTGTCTGCCTTTGCCAACGCCTCGGCTATTTCCGGTGCGCTGACTACCTGCTGCCGTGCAAGTGCAGCCAGGTCGCCGTAACTGGCGGTCATTTCTGCCAGCACCGCATCTATTGCGGTCATACTGTATTGCTCCAGCCGTACTGATTGCCACGGGGATGGATGGTGAAATTTACTTTGGCTTCAGCGCCTGGGGCAGCATCAATTGTCCACTGGCTGACTCGCCCGTTAAATGCGTAGTAAATCGTGTTTGTCCCATCGGTTGCGGCAATCACGTAAGTGCGATCAATGGTGCCGTTATAGGCGTCTGCACGCAAAAGCAGCAACACGGTATCGCTTGGGTTCCAAGCCGCTGTGATGCTCATGCTTGTCGGCGCTGATTGCACAGGGATTTTGTCGGATTGACGGGAGCCAGCAACCATGAAAGAGGCTACGGCATCGTCTTGCCCAAATGCCGGGATTGCTTCAACAGGCACCAAGTTGCCGCTGATTGCCAATGGCGAAACGCTGCCCAAAACGCTCAAATTTGCCGTAGTTAAAGGCGTTGGCGTTGCGCTGGGTTGTGCGTACAAGGTGGCAGAAAAGCCAGGTAGAATTTTTGTCGGGAGAGCCATGATAAGTTCCTTTGTTGAGAGGGTAAAAAATTTATTGTCTTATCAGGTTGGTATATCTAGTGTGCAGTCTAAGATTACTTGTCCGAGTTTCTCATCATTGTCGTATGTGTTGTAAAGCCATTGCACATCGGCTTTGCTGATCTGTATGCCGTAAGTTGCACCGCCAAACAATCCAGAATAGCCGTGGAGCGATTGTAGTATCTGATTGCTGATTGTGAAACCGTCTTCAATAACTTGCGTAAAAATGCTGATTTGAAATACTGGCGTATCAATTCCTTTAACGGATTGGTAAATGCCGGTGTAGACCGGCTGGTGAATGTTTCGCAACATCCAAGTTACAAATTTTGGTTCGGTAGCAAAGTTGCGGTTAAAAGTAGCATACACCGGGACGGGCGTGACAATGGTTGTCAATGCCGCTTGGATGGCCCTGGCATACGTGACAGGGTTTTGCTGGGCTGTCATGTTGCAGTTACCGGGTCATTGCGGTAAGCCATTATCAACACGCTCATGCGGTCGTCTGATTCCTGCACATCGTTGATGCGCCAATCTTGCGTTCTGTACGTGATGCTAAACAGATGCTGCGAGTTAGCAATTGTCCGCATATTTGGTGTGTAGTTCAAACGAAACCGCACTAGGTTATCGTACAGCCGATATTTTTCCGAGATTTTCAAATTGTTGCCTACCGCCGACACTGTGGCTCGGGTGTCAAACCATTTTGTCGTGGTTGTGATTTGCTCACCAAAAGCCGTTAGGCTGAAGGTTAGATTATTGATTGCAATGTTTTCAAACCGTGCAATCGCCATTACATAACCAATTCTTTGTACGGGCGCAGCAACGTGTCTACGCCAAACGGGATATTTTTTAGCGATGCCTCAGTGCTGTTGCTGCGCTGGTTGTAAAGGTGCGTAAGCAGCAGCAGGCCAGCTTGTTTGATGGCAGGATACGTTTGTAGAGGGTTAGGTGCGGTGGTGTACTGAACGACAATTGGGTTTGCCATATCGCTGGTAATTGTGGGCAGGCTAGTCAAGATAACCCGGTTGCCGCTGGCATCGTAATAGTAGGTTGATGCCGTCAATAGCGTAAGAGTAGGCGGTGCGCTGTTGTTGTAGTAGCCAACCGAGTTGATTGTTAGCCCTGCTTGTGTAGGATATTGATTTTGGCTGACTGCTGGCAAATCTAGCGCCATCGGTGCTGTGATAGTCCCTTGTGCGCCGTACCACACCCGATACGTTAAGGAAAATATTGACATTCCCAAATAGTCTTCAATGGCAAACCTAGTCGCCAGTTCTAGGCTGCTTAGATAGGTGTCTTGGCTTTCGTCATCATACAAATTTAGCTGCTGGGTAATTTCATCCAGCGTTAACCAGGGCGTTACCACATCCCGATTTAACTGCTCAACTTTTGAGTAATTAAACGGGTTGCGGGTTGCCCCACCTTGTGCGCCAAGGATTTCGCTGGACATTGTTAGACTCCAACCAAGCGAACACCAGCAAACGGATCACGCACGGTAGACACCATTCGGCGCTCGGCGTACAGTGTAATAAAGCCTGGTGCGCTTTGCTCCATTGCTTGCACAGTCATTTCTTCTACGTCCGCAATCGTAACAAACCTAGGCCAGTTAGCAAGGTACATTGTAAATTTGCCAGCCGCAACGGTTTCCATGTTCGGGTTTGCGATTACAGGCCAGCCAAAAATATTGTTTACTGCGCCGCCATCATCATCACCAGTTTCTGCCAACAATCGGCTGGCGTTGCCGCTGCTTGCTGCTTTAAGTTGCCGCAAATCGTGAATTGTGTCTGGGTGCATCATCCAAGCGCAGCCAGGCAAATTCCAATATTGTGCTGGGAAACTTTTTGCCATATTGACCAAATCATCGTACACAAATGCAGCGCCGTTTTGCG